TCAATCAGAAGGAAGCACCTAGATACGCATACATTGCACCTACCTATGGACAAGCTAAACGAGTGGCTTGGGACTATCTCGTTAAATACGCTACACCGCTAGGTGGTACAAACAATATCTCTGAGTTGCGAGTTGACTTCTGGGGTAGGCGTATCCAGCTTTATGGCTCTGATAATCCTGAGGCTTTACGCGGCCAATATTTCGATGGAGTTATCCTCGATGAAATTGGAGACCAGAATCCTAAGATTTGGACAGACATTATCAGACCTGCATTAGCTGACAGAAAAGGCTGGTGCTTATTCATTGGTACACCCAAAGGTCATAACCACTTCAAAGAACTGCGAGACAGGGCAGAAACTGAGGATGGATGGGGTTTGCTAGAGTTCAAAGCCTCTGAGACAGGGGTTGTGGATGAGACAGAACTGAAAGCTGCTCGTAATGAGATGGGTGAGGATAAGTATCGTCAAGAGTTTGAATGTAGCTTTGACGCTGCTGTAGAAGGCTCTTACTATGGTCAGATTCTCAATGAATTAGAAGACAAAAACCATATGCAGGAGATTCCCAGAGAGGAACTGAGCCGTACATTTACAGCTTGGGATTTGGGAATGGGTGATTCAACTTCTATCTGGGTTGCTCAGTTAGTAGGTACTGAGGTGCGTCTGATTGACTACTACGAGAATCATGGTGTTGGACTAGACCACTATGTCAAGTGGATTAGGGACAATGACTATGCAAAAGCAGAGCATATTCTGCCCCATGATGTGCGAGTAAGAGAGTTAGGCTCTGGCAAAAGCCGATTAGAAATGCTTGAGGAAGCAGGACTAGAGATCAAGATTGCGCCAAGGATGGGCTTAGATGATGGTATTCAGGCAGTCAGAAGGTTGCTTCCAAGGTGCTGGTTCAATGTTCCTAAAGTCCAAACAGGACTGAACTGCCTGAGAAACTATCGCAGAGATTACGATGAGAAGCGTAAGATTTTCTATGAGCGTCCATTGCATGACTGGTCATCGCATGGCTCGGACTCATTCCGCTACTTAGCCCTTGGACTTGATGAAGGTCACAGTACATGGTCTAAGCCTATTAACCAAGCACCGAAATGGATTGTCTGATGTATTTAGAGCGACAAGGGGTAAATTTAGCCCCAAAACTTAAAGAACTTGAAAACCGCATTGAAGTATTGGAAAATGTGGTAAAAGCTTTACAATTGGAAAAACCCAGATTGGGTCGCCCTCCAAAGGACAAAAATGCAACAGAACGACTTGAAGTCAATCCTACAAGCAGAGATTGATGACGCTATTGGATACATTGAAACAGAAACTGTTGACCAGCGTAAACAGGCTTTACAAGCGTATCTCCGACAGCCATATGGTAACGAGGTTGAAGGCAAGTCTCAGATTGTTACTGGAGAAGTAGCAGAAGCTATTGATGGCGCACTTCCTAGCCTAGTTCGTATTTTCACAGGCTCAGACAATATCGTTATCTTTGAGCCACAAGGCCCACAAGACGAAGCATCTGCAAAGCAGGCCACAGACTACTGCAATTGGGTCTTCTTGCGTGACAACGAAGGTGTAGCCATTTTGCACGACTGGTTCAAGGATGCTCTGCTTCAGAAAAATGGCATCTTGAAAGCGTATTGGCAAGAGAAAGAAGACATCACTAAAGAGCGTTACTACAACTTGTCAGAAGACGAGTTGGCAATGCTAATGAGTGATGAAAGCATGGAAATTGTTGAGCAAGATACGACAGAGTTTCCAATCTTTGACCCAATGGGTCAGCCTGTCATTGACCAGATGGGTCAGCCAGTCATGGGTGCTACGCATAATGTCGTAGTCCAAAAGCGTAAGAAATCAGGCAAAGTTACGATTGAGAATGTTCCTCCAGAGGAGTTCTTGATTAGCAAGAAGGCTCGTACTATTGCTGACAGCCCATTCGTAGCACATCGTCAGATGTTGACTCGTAGTGACTTGATTGCTATGGGTTTCAACAAGAAGCAAGTTGAAGGCTTGCAGATGGACGATGCACTAGCCTACACACCAGAGCGAGTTGCTCGTTATTCTGCTGGTGAGCAGCCTTACCAAGTGCAGACTGATGACCCATCAATGCAAGAGATTGAGGTCTTTGAGTGCTATGTGAAGACTGATATGAATGGCAAAGGTATTGCCTCTCTGACTCAGGTTTTCTACGCTTCAAACGAGATTCTCCAAGATGCAGATGGTAAGGAAGCTGTTGAAGAAGTGGACTATGTTCCATTCCATTCAATCTGCCCAATCCCAATTCCACACAAGTTCTTTGGCAATTCACTTGCTGACCGAACAACTGACTTACAACTGATTAAGACAACTATCACTCGTCAGATGTTGGATAACTTGTATCTGACAAATAACGCACGAGTGGTTGCTGTTGAAGGTCAAGTAAACCTTGATGACTTGCTTACATCTACCGCAGGTGGTGTGATTCGTGCCAAGTCTCCTAATGCTGTACAACAGTTGGTTGTGCAGAATGTAGCCCAAGCTGCTTTCCCAATGCTTCAGTACTTGGATACAGTCCAATCTAAGCGTACTGGTGTGTCTGATGCTTCACAAGGTCTTGACCCTGCTATCTTGCAGAATGTCACAGCAGCAGCAGTTGCTTCGATGCAACAAGCTGGCGCAGGTAAGATTGAATTGATGGCTCGAATCTTTGCAGAGACTGGTGTTAAGTCTTTGTTCCAAGGCATCTTGCATCTGCTCTGCAAATACCAAGACAAGCCTCGTTTGGTGCGTATGCGTGGTGAATTCGTAGAGTTTGACCCTCGTACATGGGCTAACCAATACGATGTGGCTATCAATGTTGGTTTAGGTGCAGGTAACCGACAAGAGCAGATGGCTATGTTGTCAATGGTTCTGGCTAAACAAGAGCAGTTGATTGCTCAGTATGGCCCTGCCAATCCTTACGTTTCACCTGCTCAATATCGTTCTACCTTGGGACGCATGGTTGAGATTGCTGGCTTTAAGGATTCTGCTGAGTTCTACAAGCCAATCACACCAGAGCAAGACCAGATGCTCTCGAATCCTCCTCCACAGCCACAGCAAATGCCTCCAGAAGTGCAAGCAATCATGGCTCGGACACAGGCTGAGATTCAAGCTAACCAAGCTAAAGCACAAGCTGACATTCAGTTGAAGCAACAGCAACAACAGATTGACATGGAGATGGCACAACAGAAGGCTGCTCTTGAGATGCAATTGATGCGTGAGAAAGAAGCTGCTAAGTTGATGCTTGAGCGTGAAAAACAACAGGCTTACTTTGCTATGAAGCAACAAGAGTTTGAAGCAGAAGCACAATTGAAAGCGATGAAAATTGGTGCTGGCATTACATCCAACGTAGAGATTAAAGGTTAATCATGGCTATTTCTGATGCTTTGGCTTGGCGTTTAAACAATGGCGGTACTGCCGATGACCTTTATAACGACATTCGCACATTCTTAGGCTCAAGTCCTGATGCTGCTACTACTCAGGCAGCAATGGCTCAATATGGCATCTCTGGTGAGGATGTAGCCAACGCAACAGGTGGTAAGTCTGGTGGTTTGCTAAGTGGCAACATCATGGCAGGTGCTAGTTGGAACAGTACCAATACAGCATTGCAAAACGCTTTAACAGAGGCTACTGGTCAACAAACAGCTAACTATGCTGTTGGTGGTTCTACTACTGCTGATACGCTAAACCAACTCAATACATACTTGGCAGGTGGTGGTCAGTTTGACCCTAATGCTACTGTTTACTTGCAAGCAGGTGGTGTTGACTTTATCCAAGGCGTAGATAAAGCAGTTGTTAAAGACAACCTAAACCAGATTGTTAAGACTTTGGGTGACCAAGGTGTTAATGTTGTATTGACTGGTTCACCATATGCTGCATCTGTTCAGGATGTAGTTAACAACAACTTTGACCCTAAAGTTGACCAAATTTTTGTAGATGTAGCAAAAGCTAATCCCAATGTTGCTTTGGTTGGTACACAAGGCGAGATTCTGCAAAACAAGAAGTTGTTAGTAGATGCTTTGCACACCAATGCTGAAGGCACAGCAATTTATAACCAATCTGTTATTGATGCTTTGTCTCAGTTTAAGAATGAAGTGCCATCTAGCACTCCGCAAGCAATTGCAGAAGTTCAGAAGACAAATACTGTAGCTACAACTCCTCCTGTGATTACTCAGGCTGCTGCTAGTCCTGTGGTTGCTCAGACATTGGCTACACAAAGTGTTGATGCTTTAATTAAAGCGGGTAATTTAAACCCAAATCAAATTGCTGCTGCAACAGGAGTTCCAGTTGGTGAAATTATTACTCAAGCAGCAGCTTTAGCCCCATTCCAAGGCTCTACAAGACTTGGCGACACCTATGTAAGTCCTAATTATTCATATACACAATCTGGTGAAGAAACAATAGTAGGCGGTCTTGAAAGTATCGGTACATCCAAAGTTAGTAGTGAACAAGGAAGTAGAACTGAACTTTATTCTCCATCTGGAGAACTTGCAAGTGTCGGAACTTACGACAAAGGGCCATCATTCTTTGGTGGTTTAGCACAAGCCTTGAATGACCCTGTTGTTCAAGCAGCTTTCTTAGGTTTAGGTGGTGGTGGCGCTTTAGGTAATGCTTTAGGTCTTACAGGTTCTACTGCACAAGCGGTTGGTACAGGACTGTTTAAAGGTGGTACTGCTGCTGCTGGTGGCGCTAATCTTGAAGACGCTTTAAAAGTTGGTCTTTTAAGTGGTGGTTTGGTTTATGGTGGTAATGAAATAGCAAATGTTTTGAAGAATCAAGATGTTCCTATTGACTTCAACACCATGACAACTGATGAGATTAACGATGCTCTTGATGTTAACTTCAGAAACGATTTAGCTCGTGCAGGGTTGTCTGATGCCCAGATTAAGAACTATCTAGCAAATCCTGCAAGTGTTTACGATGCAACTCAAGCCGTAACAGAGGCTGTGACACAACCAGTAGCTGTAAGCACTCCAGTTACTGATAGTGGTACTGTTTCTGTAACTGCTCCTACTACGCCATCATTAAGCAATGTATTAAACACTATTGCTTCTACTACTCCAACAGTTAATGTTGCTGCGCCTAGAGCCACTCAAAATGTTGACCAATCAGTAATTGATATGGTTAATAGTCAAATTGCTGCTAATGTAAAAAATCCTAGTAATTTGGCTAATTTAGAAGTTACTGGAAATAGACCTGCTACTGTGCAAGAAGTGGTTAATGCTATTACTGCAACGCTTCCAACAGTTACACCTGCTCAAGCTGCGACAGTTGCTGAACAAGTTGTAACTAGCAATAGACCAGTAACGACACAAGAAGTAATAAACGCTATCACAGCATCTTTGCCAACAACTACTGCTGTAACAACTTCTACAGTTCCTACGCAAACAATTACAGCGCAAAAGCCTATAACAACTCAAGATATTGTTAACGCTATTGTGGCTACAACACCTGTAACTACTCCAACAACAACTGTCCCAACACAGACAATTACTGCACAGAAACCATCGAGCATTACAGATGCCGTTACTGCTGCAACAATCCCATTGATTCAACCAAGTGTGCCATTGGAAGTAACACCAGTAACTGCTGAAAAAACAACTACTGTTGACCCATTGCGAGTTGCACAATTGGGATTAACTGCTGCTGGTCTGCTTGGAGCAGGTAGTGCTTTGTCTAATACAGGTTCTGGCTCTACTCAATATCCAGTTGTGCCCATTCCAGAAAGTTGGGCAACTCCTCCAAAAACAACTGTTGCGCCAGCTACACAACTTCCTCCAATTAACTTTGGCAATCGTAATTTGTTGATTGGCACTCAATGGGAGAAGTTCCTAAGTCCTACTTATGGAAAAGTGCCAGAGCCTATTAAGTATTCACAGCCATCAAACCTAAGTTATAGTGACCTTATGGGTATCTTGGGTAGCAAGCAAGGTATGCCTCCTGCAAGTAGTCTGAGTATCAACGACATTATTTCTGGGATACAAAACCAATATGGACAAACACCTGCTCGCACAATGGGCTAAAAACTTACTAAATGATGACTTTTTCAAAGAAGTATTAGATAATTTGAAAAAAGAGCAGATTAGTGTAATAATTAACACAAATTCTGATGAGTTAGATAGACGAGAGATTGCATATCAGCACATTAAGACTCTTGACTTGATTACAGGACACCTAGAAGGCTTGGCCTCGGAAACTGTGATTCGAGAAAAGAAATGGAAAATTCTGTAGCTTTTAAGCTACACCTCCGTCCAGAAGGTTTCTGGCGATTTTTGAGATGACAAATGGAAAACACCAACCCCCAAGGGAGTGAAAGCCTAAATGTAAATGAAGCCGCTTCAGCGTTTGAAAGTCTGATGGGTGATTCTGACGAAGCTGGTAACAGCCAATCTGAGGAACAAACAGAAGAACTACAAGCATCTGATGAAGCTGAATATTCTGAGGAGGAATCCGAAGAAGAACAACAACCGAAGCCTAGATATAAAGTCAAAGCTGCTGGTGAGGAAATCGAGGTTGACGAAGATGAACTCATCAAAGGTTATCAGCAAGGTGTAGATTACACGAAAAAGTCTCAGGCTTTAGCTGAACAACGCAAAGCTGTAGAAGCAGAGCGTATTCACTTAGAGCAAGTGAAACAAGAACGAATGGCATATGCCCAGAAGTTGCAAGCATTGGATAGCTTCCTAACGCAGCAAAATAAGGGTGTGGACTTAGATGTTCTAAAGGAAACAGACCCTATCGGTTATGCGGTAGCGGTAGCTGAACAGAATCAGCGTGAGAAGCAGTTAGCAGTAGTAAGGCAAGAACAGCAACGCATTGCACAACAGCAACAAGCCGAGCA